CCTGCATTTGCAATGGGAAGTGAAATCAGAGGCGACCCATCTAAATCAAAGGGGAAATTAGAACTAACCCTTTGAAAGTGTTTATTCTTAATTCAAACGAAAAAGCGAAGAAATCAAAAGCTGATGCCAAGAGGCGGTAAAAGAGAGGGCGCAGGTAGGAAGCCGAAGAATGCACCGCCGCCTAGGCCGGTTCTCCCATCGGCGCCGAAGCCGCCCATGTCGGTCATAGATGGTATCGGCGAGCCTGACTGGTCAGCACAGTTTGATGACGAGTTGGACCAGGAGTTAGCCCGGCAACAGTGGCGGGTCATAACTGGGGAACTCAGGTCATCTGAAAAGCTGGCCAACGCCAACGAACGGCAGATCAAACGCTTGGTCGATTCGTATGTACTCTACGAGATCGCGATGCGGCATGTCGCCGAAGAGGGCGCGGTGTTTCCCCGGAAGGGCAAGAAGCAGCCGGCGTATAATCCATGGTTCACAGTTTTAAAGGACGCGAACTCGATGGCGTCGGCGGCCGAAGCTGAGCTGACGATCACGCCGCGTCGACGCAACAATGGCGGAAAAGTCCAAAGGCAAAAACCGTCGGTCATCGGCGGGGGATACCTCAAGTCGGTTCCCAAGTGATCCGGTAACTCGATGGGCGCGCGACGCAGTAGAAGGCCGCCTCGTTGTTGGTGAGCTCGTCCGACACGCCGCGGAGCGACACTTAAAGGATTTGGTTGACGGCGAGAGCCGGGGGATATTCTGGAAGCCAGAGCGCGCAATTCACGCGCTGGGTTTCTTTCCTGCGGTGCTTCCAATTACGGCCGGCGCGAAAGCTGGCGAGCCTTTCCACTTGCTTCCTTGGACCGGGTTTTGTGTCGGGTCGCAGTTCGGATGGCATACGGCAGACGGGCGGCTACGGTTTACGAATAGCTGGTGGGAGACCGGCAAGGGCCAAGCTAAGTCGCCGGCCATGGCTGCGGTCGGTCTCTACCTGATGGGCTACCGCGGGATTCCTCGCGCTGAAATCTACGCCATTGCCTGGGATAAGGAGCAGGCGAACGTCCTCTTCAAGGACGCCGTTTCGATGTGCCGGGCACCGATACCTGGGACCGATCCGGACGACCACGATACGCTAGAGAGTCGCGGCGAAGTCATCATCCGCGGGCGCCTAGATCACGCATGGCGAATCGAGCATCCCGGAACGGGTTCTAAGTTTCAGTCGCTGGCCAATGGCGACGCTATATCTGGTCCGCGACCGACAGCGGTTCTTGCGGACGAGATCCACGAATTCAAGAACGCTGAGGCCATTGAGCTTTGGAAGCGCGCTATCGCCAAAATGCCAGGCGATGCGATCATGTTGCTCGGAACCAACACGCCGGCATCAACGCAAATCGTCGGATCGCAATACAGCGATTTCTACCAGAAGGTAGTCAAGGGCGAGCACATAGACGATACCGCCTTCGGGTTCATTGCGCGCGTCGACAAGGAAGACAAGCCGTTCGAAGACGAGTCGTGCTGGCCTAAGTCGCTTCCGGCTCTCGGCATCACGTTTCCAGTCGAGAACATTCGTCGAGAGGTCAACACGGCAAAGATACTGCTCTCGACGAAGATGTCGGTGCAGCGTCTTTATTTCGGAATACCGGTTGGGTCGGTAGACTTTTGGATCGCCGAAGAGGCGTGGGCTGCGGTTCAGGGCATCGTTAATCTTCCGGCGCTCAAGAAATGCAAGTGCTGGCTATCGCTCGACCTGTCGCAGAAGAACGATTTGACGGCGCTTACGGCAGTTTGGATCGATGACGCCGGGCATCTTTGGGCGAAGACTTGGTACTGGACGGCAAAGGACGGCCTGCACGAACGGGCGCTATCTGACAACGCGCCATATGAAACGTGGGCAGCGGATCCAGAGATTGATCTAACAGCCGTTCCTGGTCCGGTAATCGACAAGACATTCGTGGCTGCAGGAATCGCCGACTTTATCGCGGCGTGCGATGAGATCGGATTTCCGGTTTGGAAGTTCGAGGGCAAGGACAAGCCGGAAGGCAAGGGGCTGAAGCTGGTACCGCACGCTCAAGGCAAGCGGCGAATGTTTGAAGAGCGGCAATTGACAATGCCAACTTCGATCGAGCGCTTTGAAGACAAGATACTTAGCAAAGGAATTACGATCGAGGCGTCGCCGGTTACCTATATGTGCGCTGCGAACGCGATGATCGATCAAGACGGGCAGGCCAACCGATGCTTCGACAAGAAGCGATCCAGGGGCCGCATCGACGGCATCGTTACAAACGCAATGGCTGCCGGCGCCGCTCTAGCCGACTTTGAAGCGAAAAAGCCAACCTATCAGGTTTTCTTCGTCTGAGGACTTCCAAAATGAACCGAGCATATGCCGTCATCGACGTTAAAAGCGTCGACGAAGAAAAGCGCGTTATCCGCGGCATCGCCACGACTCCGACTCCGGATCGTATGGGCGATATCGTCGAGCCACTCGGCGTGAAGTTCAAGAATCCGCTTCCGCTCCTGTGGCAGCACATGAGCGACAAGCCCGTTGGAACGGTCAAGTTCGACAAGCCGACCAAAGACGGGATTACGTTTGAAGCTTCTCTTCCGAAAGTTGAGGAAGACGGCAATCTAAAGGACCGCATCAACGAAGCATGGCAATCCGTAAAGGCGCATCTCGTTCGCGGTGTTTCCATTGGTTTCCGCGCTATCGAATATTCGTTCATGGATGAAGGTGGAATTCGATTCCTCCAAAGCGAGGTGCTCGAACTTTCTCTAGTGACTATTCCTGCCAACGCCGACGCCACAATCAACTCAATCAAATCTATCGATGCCCCTCTGCTCGCCGCGACAGGCAAACAGCCGAAGGACAGCGACCGTCCGACCCCTCCCGCGCCTGGGAAATCGAAATCAACCCCAGTCGTAAAGGCCAAGGAGGCCAGGACTATGAAGAAGAGTGTTGCGGAGCAGATCTCCGGATTTGAGGCCACTCGTCAGGCGAAAGCCGCCGAGATGGAAACGATCATGGAAGCGTCGGCCGAAAGTGGTGAGACGCTCGACACCGAGCAGTCGGAAAGGTACGACGCGCTCGCTGAGGAAGTGAAATCGATCGACGCGCATCTCGGTCGTCTGAACTCGCTTCAGGAATCGAACGTGAAGAAGGCAAAGCCGGTTCTCGCTCGTGATACGACCGAAGCCAGCGAAACCCGCGGTGGCCACGTTCGCGTCACCCATATGAAGAGCCAGGTTCCTCCGGGTATCAACTTCGTTCGACTTCTCGGCGCGAAGTGGCTAGCCAAGCAGTCTGGATATTCGCAGAGCCCGGCAGATGTGGCGAAAGCTATGTGGCCGGATTCTCCGGAAGTGGAAATGGTTCTCCGAGCGCCTGTTGCGCCTGGTACGACCGTAGACACGACTTGGGCTGCGCCGCTCGCCGTCTCACAGAACATGGCTAGCGAGTTCGTCGACTTGCTGGTGCCGGCTACGATCGTCGGTCGCATTCCTGGCCTGCGTCGCGTTCCGTTCAATATTACGATTCCTCGTGAGACGACTGGCGCTTCGGTGGGCTGGGTCGGTGAAGCCGCTCCGAAGCCTGTCAGCTCCATGGCGTTCGACAGCATTTCGCTGCGCTTCACGAAGATCGCCGGCATCGTTCCCATCACTCAGGAGCTGATGCGCTTCTCGAATCCGGCCGCAGAAGGTCTGATCCGTGACTCGCTCATCCGCGCGGTTGCCTATCTGACCGACCGTGACTTCCTTGATCCGTCCAAGGCTGTCGCCACCAACGTGTCGCCGGCTTCTGTCACCAACGGCGTTACTCCGGTGACCGCAACTGGAACGAACGCAGATGCTCTGCGCGCGGACCTCAAGACCCTGATCACGACTTTTGCGGCTGCGAACGTCAATCTGAATGGTCTTGTTTTGGTGATGACCTCGCAGCAGGCCATTGCCATCTCAATGATGGTCAACACGCTGGGGCAGGCTGTCTGGCCTGATCTTGGTCCGCAGGGCGGCACGCTCGCCGGCATTCCGGTGATCACGTCGGAGAACATCGTTGCGACAGGCGGCTCGCCGCTGGATGGCGGTCTTATCGTCGCCATCAATGCACCGGATGTCCTGCTTGCGGATGACGGTCAGGTTACGATCGATGTGTCGACCGAAGCTTCGTTGCAGATGGAGTCGGCTCCGGACTCGCCGGCAACCGCATCGACCACCTTCGTTTCCATGTTCCAGCAGAACATGGTTGCGATCCGGGCCGAGCGGTTCATCCACTGGCTGAAGCGTCGTAGTGGTGCGGTGCAATTCATCCAGAACGCCAAGTACGCCTGATCCTAGGCAAAAAAGGACCCGACGGTTTCGACCGTCGGGTTCTGGTTTGGAGATTTTATCATGGTGCGTCTTATCGCAAAGTCCCGTGTCTACTATCCGAGCGGCGGCGGCATGGAATACAAGCCGGGCGACACGTTCGAAACCGTTACCGAGCGCGACGCGGAGGCATTGGTCTTGGTAGGGCTGGCTGAATATCCGAAAAAGCCGCCTCCGCCGAAGAAGACGCTGACTCTTAAGACCCCTGCCGCTATCGAAACAACGCAGGCGGCTCCGAGTGAAACCAAAGATTTGACCGCTGGATATTACGGCCGCCGCGATCTGCGCGCGATCGAGGAATGATTTAGTGCGGCTGTTCGGTCTCGAAATCACGCGTTCCAAGGCGGTACCGGCCGGTCTGCAGCAGCCGGCGTCGCGCGGGCGCGAATGGTGGCCGATTATTCGTGAGCCTTTCACGGGTGCTTGGCAGCGAAATCAAGAGCAGACTGTCGAGAATGTTTATTCGTTCAGCCCGCTGTTCCGATGCGTGACGCTAATTGCTTCTGACATTGCAAAAAACCGTATGATGTTGGTTGAAGAGGTCGACGCTGGAATTTGGAATGAGATTTCAGTTCCTGCGTTCTCTCCTGTCCTGCGTTCTCCAAACCACTTCCAGACACGTCAGCAGTTTCTAGAAAGCTGGATGATCTCCAAGCTTGGGCACGGCAACACATACGCGATCAAGGAACGCGATGCTCGCGGCGTTGTTGTGGATCTTTATATTCTGGATCCATGCCGTGTGAAGCCGCTTGTGGCGCCGAATGGCGATGTCTATTACGAACTACAGAGAGACTATCTGTCTCAGAATTTTGAAGAGAACGTGATCGTCCCAGCCAGTGAAATTATTCACGATCGCTGGAATACCCTTTTTCATCCGCTCGTAGGTATCTCACCGATCTATGCGTGCGGACTTGCTGCCGTGCAGGGACTTTCAATCCAAAACAATTCTGCGACGTTCTTCCAGAACGGAGCGACTGCGCCGGGTATCCTTACCGCTCCTGGAGAAATTCCAGATACCTTGGCTGACAGGATCAAGAACCATTGGGAGCAGAACTATACTGGAGACAACTCTAAAAAGGTCGCGGTGCTCGGTAACGATATGAAGTTCATTCCGATGAGCTTCAATGCTGTTGATTCCCAACTTTCCGAACAGCTCAAAGGAACCGCAGAGAATGTTTGCACGGCATTCGGCGTTCCGGCCTATAAGGTCGGTGTCGGACCTATGCCAACATACAACAACATCGAAGCGCTTCGCCTTGAGTATTACGCCAGTGCGTTGCAGCAGCATGTTGAGGCGATCGAGGCTCTGCTTGACCGGGGTCTAGGACTGGATGAGATCACGGGCAAGACTTATGGCGTAGAGTTCGACCTT